TAAAATAGACTGAAATCCATCGTAATACCGCCAATACTTCGCTACTAGTTTCATATCACAATCCCTAGTCTCTGGATATCTTCTTAGTAAACTTGTCACGTTTTCTTTAATTTCACTTGTTATCATAATTTTTCGTTTTAAATTTCTACAAAAATAACTTTAATTTTTAATATAAGTTACTTTTATAATTCTTTTATTAAAATATCTAGTTTGTTTTTCAATTCCCTATTCTCATTTTCCAAAGATAAGATATAAGTTTCATTATCGATATTTGACGTTTTAGCGGCTTCTAGTGAATTATATTCTCTTTTTAGTATATAATATCGTTCGTTAACTTTATCGTTCATTAAAGAGACTGTTTTAAAGTTTTGTTCTAAATTCCTAAAATCTTTTAAAACATCCGTAAGTTCGTAAATGCTTTCATTCATCGAGTCGATTAAATCTTTTCGATCTTTATGCTTTAGTTCTATATCTTGAACAGAGTTTTGAATCTTAATGATATTTTTCAATAGCCTTTGTTGGCTCAATATTAAATCTAGTTCTTTCATAATTAAAAAGGACAATCTTTGTCTTCTAGTGGTTTAAATTCGTTTACTTCCCTACCTATATTCATTAGATTAGCAGGTTTTATCGGTTCGTCTTGATAAATTACAGTTTGAAAGTTTTTAGGTCTTTTTATGCTATCTTGACCACCGCAAAGGAATCCGTTACCTCTATTAAAATCAAATGATATAGGGTTATTTATTGACGTTTGTTGTCCTCCTGTATCTGTATCTTTAACTTTTCTTACTTCTAGCAATGTAGTTGTGTTATTTGTTTTTGATGCTACAAACCTATGAAGTATTAAAAAATCATCTGCTTTGTTTGAAAATGCTTTACCTCCTTCAATATCGTCTTTCATTGGTGGCATAACTTGACCTTCATAGTCGTGTCCTTTCGGAAATACAGCCATCCTCCTACCACTTTGACTGCTTGGATGAGCGTTTATGTATATTGTGGATTTTGTCGTTTTACAAAACATTTTTAATTCATTCAATACATCGTAGTTTGATGAGTAACTCATTTGCATTTTTAAAGCGTTAAAGGGATCAATAAGAAAAACATCAGATTTACATTCACGAAATACGTTTAAAATTTCTTCTGGTGTATAACGTTTTGAATTATCTATAAAATTAAAATGACTTTCTATTTTAATAATTGCTATATCTAACTCCATTTGTGAACTATCCTGTATTTTTTTACCTAAATACATTCTAACTAAATCCCTCATTGCATTATTCACTGAGTTCTCATCCATGAATAAAGTAAACTTTAAATTATGCTGAGTAGCTAAAGAAAGAAAGTACCACATTATCCAATAAGATTTACCTACGTTGTCATGTCCTAAAATAAAATTTAATTGACCACGTTTAAAAAGTAGATATTCATCTAAATATATACCTAATCCTAAACCCTTCTCTATTTGATTATTTCTATACTTATGTAGAAAATCATTACTATGTCCATTTGCTACTATCATAATCCGTAATAATTATCTATAACATTATTTGATTTTTGTTTAATAGCAATTTCAGAATATTTATCTATTGTTTCAGTTCTTGAGAAAAATTCTGGAGTGCAATACTGATAGTTTGTTTCTTTATGATAAGAGTTTTCTTTTGCATTAATCATTGCTTTAACAATTTGTTTTTTATCATAGCCTTGTTTCATTAATGCTTTATATTTCTTTTTTACTTTATCATTAATTAACTTAAAATTTTTACCAAATGTAGAATTTATAAAAACTAACAAACCATCGAAGTCGAAAGACTCGATAATATTTATTTTTTCTTCTTCTTTCTCTTGTTCTTTCCCTTTCTCTTCTTCTTTCTCTTGTACCGAAGGGGCTTTAATAGGGTCTACGCTACCCCCTTGGCAAGGGTCTTGTAAAGGGTCAAACATTGGGTCTTTTGTTTTATCAAAATAACCTTTTATTTGTGAGTCAATAGAATGTTTTTGAGATAGATACGCAAACTTTGATATACCTGTTAATTCAGTATCACAACCAGTAAATTGTTTTTTTAAAATTGCATCTAAAAAAGCAAGCCTATCTTTATCGTTTAATTCTTTAGCTACTTCATAGTAACTATGAAAAAAGTTAAATGCCTTTCTCATAACTAATCTAATAAAGCAATTTGTTTTCTTAACTCACGGCTTAATCTGATAGCGGTTTGCTTATCTAAACTAACTAGTTGCTGGTTAAAATCGTGATCAACCGATTCATCTTTTATCCTAACTGTTATTTCAAGTTGAGAATTCACAAAAACATCTAACGAATGTTCATTTGTGTTTGTTACTTCTGTTCCGTAAAACTTTAATTGTACTGCCATAATCTGTGGATGTTTTATAAAAACAAACAAAAGTTTAGTTAATAAAAAAACCCTAACAATTTTCACGGCTCCTACCTCGTTACTCATCATTAGGGTTTCAAATTTCTTTAAGTTCTATATTGTAGGAGCGAACTATTTTACAAATATAACCTTTTTATTTTAATTAGAACTATTTCTGTACACATATTTCACTTCCTACGTGTGCATTTATCCAATCACCAGGGTATAATGTAACTGTTTCATAACTTCCGTTTGACTTTCTAATTGTGATTGAATAATCTTCTACGTTATCCGATACGATTAAACCACATGATTGATTTGCGTGGTTTATTTCTTTCCCACAGCTAAATAACGTTAAAGCTGTTGCTAATACTAATACTACTTTTTTCATAATTAAAATAATGTTTGTTGTTTAAATTCTTGTATTTGATACCCTAAAATATTAAATACTATTTTCTTTTTATTAAAGTCAATCAAAGCGTAATTTCCAGACCTTTGAATGATGTTAAACCATTCGTTGTAATTTGGTATAAATACTTTATTCATCTTTTAACTCAGCTACTTTCATTATTGACAATATATGATTAAGTATTTCATCTTTATTAAACTCAATTTTTATATTAAACAATGAAGGTAAATCCCATTTTTTTCTTGTTACATAAGAGATTGTTAAAAATAAAGTTTTATCCGTATCAAGAAATTTCATTATTTCAATCTCTAATTCAGAAACTAAGTCATACTTTATTAAATTAGTTTCTAACGTGAATCTGTATTTATTTTCCATTTTATTTATTTATTGGTTAATATATTTAAAGCTTCATTTAGCTCGTTTAATCGTTTGTCACGTTGTTTTTTAGCGTCTGGATACTCTTTACACTCCCACACACTCAAACAGCGCTGTAAAAGGCTAATTTCGTTTTCTATTAATTCAATTGCGTAATTCATTTTTTTTTCGTTTTTTAATTATAGAACAAATATAATACAAAGAAACTTATAAAACAAACAAAGGTTACTTTTTTTAATTATTTTCTAATATTTCGTTTATACATTCTCGAAGTTTAGCGTTATCAGACCTTAGCTCTTCTAATAAATCAAGAACTAAATACCTATCATACTCAGGCATTTCAACGTGTTGAATGATATCAATAGCTGAATCAATCGAACTGCAGGTGAATGGTATAGGGGCTTTATCAATTTTCATTATTTTTTAAAATTTGATAGTTTATCATCAAGTAATAGCAACTTATCTTATTTTGTTCCATTTCTTTGATTTAATAATTTCTCAATATAAAGTGATGCATCAAATAATTCTTCTTGGAGATGAGAAAGGAAGTTATCTACGTTATTTTCTTCTAAGGTTGTTCCGTACTTTTTAATTCCTAGTTTAGAGCGTTGTAAATATTTAGCAACTACACTTTCAACAATAGCATCCATTTTCCCGATGTCGGCAAAATGGTCGTTGTTTATATTAAACCAAAGTTTATTCCCGTGAATGTCCACTATTGCGAACGTACTCATCGACCAACTGAAATCTGTTACTCTATACTTTGCACCAACTATTAAAGCGTTACGCCCTCCTTGTGGGTGTCCAGCACCATAAACAAATTGCTTAACTGCTTTTACTTCTTGTCCAATTTTCATAATACTGATTTTATATTTATCTTATCTACTAGTTTTCTCATCCTATCCGTGTTGTATTGAAAGGATTTTATTTGTTGATCTGTTAGCTTGTTAGTGCTGTTTTCTGCTAGGTCTGTGATAACCTCATAAAACTTTTCAAATAGTTCTTTGTTGTTTTTTTTAAAGATATTATTATCATCCAAATCCTCTAACTTTTCGAGTGTAACCTGAGACAATAAAATTATTTGGTACATTATATTTAACTGTTTCATTTCTTATAAGTTTTATAAAAATCATTAAAAGCCTTGCTTAAATCCGTTCGGTCAACGTGCCAACGATCCTCCCAACCTTGTAAATAGGCTTGTTTCATTTGCTCTTCAAAAAGTTCTTCTAAGTTTTTAAAATCGTTCGCAAAACGTTCTAAACTTTCCTGTGAATAGTCCTCGATTAAGTCTCTAAACATTAATCGTGCCATGTAAATTGTTGATTCTATCATAATGTATTGTATATAAATTTTTCACTTTCACTTAAATCTTCATAAGTTGGTATTTGATACCCGTTTATCATATAGTCCTCTGTGTGATAGGCTTCATCTCTGTGTCCTATTTTCGCACGTGAAACGGGTTTTTTAACATCTTCAAATAATAAATGTAAACTTGACACTGAAACTTTCTCTAACTTAATGATTTGGTACAATGTTTTACCTCTGCTAATTAGATTGTAGATTCTATTTTGAACTTCTAAGGGTAAATTCTTAAAGTGTTTTGTATGGTATTTTCTTTTAGTTTTCATATTTTCCAGTTTCTTTGTTGAAATTTGTGTAATCGATAGTTTCATAAAACCTTGCATTACGTCGCTTACGCTCCATTCTTTGTTTGTGTGCTGTTCTTTCATCGAAATACTCAAATAGTACCTTTACAACAAAGAAAAAACCTATCATTATCAATAAATAAATCACTTTTTCCATAACACCTTATTATTTTGTTTAATTGGGTAAATTTTCTCACTTAATAGAGTATCAAATAATATCTCTAACTCTTTGTTAATTTCTCTAGAATTTAGCTTCAAAACATTTTTGTAACAGATACCGATAGCTTCCTGAATTTCATTAAGCTTAAATCGGTTTGCTTTTAGTCTCTTTATAGCTATTACTTTTAGCTGAGTAAACTCGAGCGTGTTCGGAATATCTTTTGAAAAATATACCTTATACAATTCAAACATTTCTTTATTTCTCATTAGTTTTTGCATATAAATTTTAACATTTCTAAATCTTTACGTTTAGGTTGATCACTATTCTTAGTAGCGTCTACTAGCTCCATATCTGAAATTGTAGCACTCCATTGTTTACCCGTTGCTGGAGACGTATAAGTAATTTTATAACATCCGTAACCTGCAAACTGAAAATCGAAATCTTTAACTGTTGTTTTCATAACTTTTAATTTTTAATTATAGAACAAATATAATGTTAAATAACCTAACTACAAAATAAAAGTTACTTTTTCTAAGGATATTTTAATATTTGATTTACTTATTTAAGAGGTAAAACTCCAGAAGTCGTTCATAATAAGGTAAAAACCTACGATTACCCGACTGAGATTTTAAATAAGATATATTTAAATCAATGAATTTTTGAGGGTCTGAAATGCTTCCATGCTTAAGATTGAGATTTTTGAATTCTTTAATCTCTTTAATTTTGATTTCTAATTCTGCTAGTTTCATACAATAAAAAAGAGCTACCTAAATAGCTCTAATTGTTTAATTTAAAAAATTATGAAAAGAATGAAGTCAAATATAATGATTATTTTTCATTTGTAGATACATTTCCTTTACCTTCTAAAATAATTTTTCTAACGTTACTAGGTTGTGCAATTTTCCACGCTGTTCGACGTGCTTTGAATAATCTATTTTTTGCAATTCTTGAAACACTAACGGCGTTACCTTGGTTACCTCCTAACACGTGAAAGTGTGTTGTATCTTCACCTACGTAAATTCCTACATGACCGCCTCCATCTCTTTTAAAGGTTAATACATCCCCTAACATAGGTTCTTTTACTTCGTTCCCCCACGTTGACCATGATAAAGCCCACAAAGGTTTATTTACTACTTCTAAACCTGCTGAATGACAACAATGAGCCACGAATAAACCACACCACGGGATTTCATCATTAGTATAAAATTTATCTAACTTCAAATCTTTAGCCCACTGTAAGATAATAGGGTTATGAGCTTTTCCAACAACTTCCTTAACTCCTAAGTTTTTAACGGCTTCAACTAAGATTTTCGGACTTTTCTCAGATTTTAACCAGTCGTAACTCATTTTTCTACTTTTTGAGCGTTATAAACTGATACAGCGCCGAGTTTCACCGCTAATACTTCTAAACCTATTTTTAACATTGGTCTATTATCAACCGCTCCGCTTTCTGCTACTGCTAAAGATACAGCACCTAGTACCGCTGTAACCTGTCCAATTACTTTGTTTTTCTTTGGCGTTTTTGCCTTGATTCTCTTAAAAATGTTCATAGTTATTTGTTTTTATTGGTTAAGAATTCTTCCTATTTCGTCGGTTTGATGTTTAAATTCATGGTAATTAAAATCTTTGCTTAATGTATCTTTAACAAAATCAAGCCCTACATAAGCTGTAAATTTACCATCTTTAAACACTGGACACGCCACAACACTTCTAATTCCTTGCTCATGTAGTGCTATTCGAGTTGCATTTTCTTTGATATCATTAATGTCAGTATAACACATTCTATTTAACATAATTTCTTGTAAAAATCGAGGGAATAAAGAAGTTGGTAAATTTTGTAATTGCATTGCTTCACTGCTTATACCTCTATTACATACTTCATAAGCTAAACTTTGATGGTTTTTGTGGGTGCCGTCATAATACATAATTCCGTTATGGAAGCGAAATATGTAGCCCCTATCAGCCTTGTATCTAAGCATCAAATCATTTAACATTTGGTGTATTAAAATACTATTATTTATATCATGCTTAATCTCGTCTTTCTTAACCTTACTTTCAACAACCTCTGTAATTAGCGACTTGTAATAAAACAAAATAAAGCTAACAAATAGCAGTATTAAAAGGATTGTTTTCGCTTTTCTCAGTTGCTCTATGATGTTTCTTACTTCATTCATTATTTTTCTATTATAGTTATTTCAAATTCAATAGGTTGTCCTAATACATTTTCCAATTCATCTACATAAGTTATATAGTAAAATTCATCTAATTGAGAATAGTTGTAATTTACCCAATACAATGTATCACCTTGAGGGTTGGGTAAGCCTTTATAAGTTGCACATAATTGACGTGCATTAATTGCATCTTGTTCTGTTGTGTATTTGTATCCTGTCATGGTTAGTAAGTTGAATAGTATGAGTTTATATTGTTTGATATGCCAGTTCTATCGGTTATTTTATCAGCATTCCATAGGATAAACTCTTGATGATGTGTATTTGCTGACGCAGTACCACCATTATAAGCAGCATTTAATCTTATACCTGTTAAAGATTGGGTTGATGGGTTTCCAGATACTCCTGAGCCTGCATTTACAGCAATTAATGATGATGCTGCATTATATTTAGCAAATAATAATCTTTGAGTGTTTATATTTAAAGTAGCTGAAATGGTAACAATATTACCAGCAAATAAATTATAACTATTACCATTATTAGTAAATAATCCATTTCTTGCCGATAATGATATACCATCCCATAAATAACCCGCAGCTGCCTGATTTGAATTACTACCTATGTTAAAAATTGTATTTGGTTGAGATAAAGTAGTTCCAAAATCAACACTCAGAACCCATGGATTAGTTGTAGTACCATTATTATAAACGCTAGGTTTTCCATTTAATGTATCTATAACACCAGCGTTTACTATTCTTGGCTGAACCGCAGCCGTTGTTTGTGTTAAATTTCTGTTATTTCCAGATTGGTCAAACCATGTTGTGACAAACCCATTGCTACTACCAACAAATGATAATAAAGATGTGGTGTCTAAGTTGCCATTAACATCAAATCCTATATTTGTTGATGTGTTGTCAGATGAACGCCTAACACGTATGGCAAAACCACTGTATGCACTTCTTAATTTTCTTAACGAATAAGCGGCAGCTGCATTAGGATATGTATCTAATAAACCTATAAAAGGAATGCCACTACTTGCTATTATTCCGTGAGTTGATACTATCATAATTACGCTGTTAAATCACCACTAATATAAAATTCCGTTGCTGAAATACAAATAATCGAAACCATTGAATATTGGCCTGTTGTTTTCGTCTTTCCGCTTGGACTTCTTAAAGTAACTCCAGACCCAGCTACGAATGTAACTTGACCAGCACCATATTGAGAAACTAAAATTTGATTCCCTGCTGTAAAAACACTGTTGTTAATAGTTACGGTGTTAGCAGTTGCAACGTTCATTTCGATTAATTTGTTATTATCCCCTGCTACTAACGTGTAAGATGCTGTTTTTCTATCTAATGTTAAGTTTTTAGTTGCGTAACTTGATAAATCTTGATCCCCTGTATTAGTTCCGCTTAAATTAGTTGCTGAAATATTACCCGTTACAGTTGTATTTCCTGTGCTATCTATTCTAAGTCTTTCGGTTCTTGTATTAACACCTGTTGCAAATATGATGGCTTGTGGTACGTTGTTTGTGGTTACCGTTCCATCAACCTCAAAAGTAATGCCTGCTGAATTTAATACTTGTGTACCATCGTAACCAGCCCCAACAACTGAAACAGTCATATCACCACTACTAACTGCAAGCGGAACGTCTAAAGTTCCACGTGTCCTAGTGCCTTTATATACACCCCTGTGCCCTGTTAAGCTTGCAGAAACAACTGAGTTGAACCCCGTTGAATTATTTTCTTGTGATAACGTAAAATCTTCAGTTGAAATTAATCCAGAATTAACTGTTTTATTTAGTTTACTTATATGAAGTAAAGAACTTGGATTAGTTACACCTAAACCTACAAAAGTCCCGTTATCGTAAATCAAAGAGTTAACTATATTACCTACTAAATCTTTTTTAGTGATATAGTTTGAAGTGACATTAATTGCTATTCCACTATCTTTTATTATTTTCCCTGTTGCACCATCAAAGAAAGCTATATTGTTACTCACTGAACTAGATGGACCATTTACATAACCATCAATATTTTTTTGTATAGCATTCCAATAACTCCCAACAGTCGATTGGTTACCACTTGCTGTACTATCCGCATTACAGATAAGCATATCACCACCTTCAACGTCTATACCCGAACCTCCGCCTATTTTACCAGCTACAGAAACAATGTATAATTCACCTGCATTTGCACTAGGATAGTTAGGATTAGTTGAGCAATCAATAACACCTTTATAAATTAAAGCATTTGCGTTGCCTAGTAAATTATCGGTATAAGTTTTAACAGCATTTTGAGTAGGGTAAAGCGTGTTAGAAGATCCTAAATTCACATCTGTTGACTTGTTAGACACATCTTCTTTACCATTCAGAGCTGTTTGCGTAGCTGTTGAAATTGGCTTGTTAACGTCGCTCGTGTTGTTTACTTGATCTAGTCCCATCGACGCCTTATCAATGGTAATATTTACAGTATTTGCCATAATTAATTATCTAGTGTTATTATTGTTATTTCTTCTTTAAAATTAGTATTTACATATACCTCAAAAATCATATCTTCCAACTCATAAGTTGAGCCACTTGCAACCGACACGCTGAAAGTACCATTTGAATTAACGATTAAAACAGGATCACAGGCATAAGCTCCAGACCCTCCAAAATCGTACCCGTTCAAAGGTAAATCACAAATACCGTTTGTATCTCTTAGCTCAATGGTCACATTCATTACATGACCAGCAACCTCATCTTTTCCACGTTCTACAAATGAAGTCACATTCCCTTGTGTAACACGTCCTAAAACTTGCCACCTTTGGGATTTCTTCATTACGTTAAATATATCTCTGCAAATTTGTAGCGTGTCCGACTTAGTTTCTATTAAATTTGAATTATCCTTATACACCTTATCCGCTACTATTATGAATAATTGCACGCTAGTGTTAGAGATGTTGATAGAACCGTTGTTATAATCACATACTAGCAAAGGATATTCTAATTCTCTATTCTGTAAAGCTAAATTAAACTCCCCAAAGTAGTAAGAATTCAATTGATAGTGTGAATCTTGAATAGCTTTAAGCTCCGCAGAAAGTTGGTTAATACTCGTTATCATGCAAAATTGATATTAGTATCTGAAAAGCCTCGATCTGGATTGATTTGGCTTAAATCGTCGCAAGGGTAAAGATAATCATAATAAGAAGTATACTCAGGATATACCGTATAATTCAATTTTAAGAACCTTATTAGCCTCTCTCTATAGAAATTATAGTCTTTATTCAAAGAGTTGCTTAAACGGTTTAATTCAGCTTCATTTACAGTGTTTACACCCTCCGAGCTTACTCTAGAAACTCCAATTTGTCTAAGCTCCAAAGTAGTCATATCAGTAGCTCTTTTTTCAACAGCAGCCACCAAACAAGGACTAATATAAGTGTCTAGTAATAGAATTTCATCTGGGTTTAAATCATCGTTGTCCACACCACTTAACAATCTGTTAAATAATTGACTTCCTAGAATCGACTCTAAAACAGTGTCTTGTACCCTTGTGATTAAAGTGGATATTAAAAGATCATCCACATTTGAAGAAATATAGGATAATGCTTTTAAATTTGTTGTACTTATTAAATGTGTCATAACTTACTTATTTACAATGATTTGAAACCACGTGTGCCTGCATGAAGGTGTGTGTACGCCCGTTTCTGGGTTAGTGTACCAGCCTCCTTTATATTCCCAAACGTTACGATCTATTCCGTTAGCTTTTAAACGTGCTGTAATTTGGTCAATTTCTTCACGTGTGAACACTCTTTTTAAATTAATTAAGTTCTTGCAAAAAGGACGACTTTCACCTTTTAATGGAGGTATTCCCTCACGTTCTCTATATTGATAAACAACCTCAAACGAAACTTCACCTACATTTGTTTTACCTTTCGGCGTTAGTTCAAAACCTTTAATCATTCCCAACTTTTCCAACTCAACTAGTTGCCTAGACACGTACGTTGCACCTTTGTCGATAGCTTTAACGATTGATCCGTAGCTTTCACCATTGTTAATCATTTGAACTATTTTCAATTGATCAGCTGTTAAGTCGCTAGCAAATGAATATTTTGAAAGTAATTCTTTCTCACTCATTTCAAGTTTAGAAAAGTCCTTTACTTCTTGTGAATAAACCTCTTTGTAATCTGTACGCCCTAATTCACTAAACCATGAAATAACTGTTTCGTCACTAACCTCACTACTCATTTGCGTTAAACTAGGTTGGCTAATTACGTCACCGTTTGGTAAAGGTGCTAATCCTGCTAAGGCTCTCTGCTCGTTTATCGTTAAGTTCTTTAAAACAGCATTTGCTAGTAATGGACTCATTTTATTTAATGAATCAGCAACCATAGATTTTGAATCTGGTTCTTGTGATAAACTTAAAGGTTTACTTATAAAGAATATACCCCCTACAAAACTATTAAGCGTATAATGTGCATACTGCAAAGCATCGGTAATTATCTTTTGACGTTCCAAAGCGTAATTGTTCATGAATAATTGGTAAGCTGTTTCTAACTCACTTGAACCCCCTAATTGACCAGCTGTTTTAATTGAGAATAACGTCGGACTAATTACAGAATGACCCACCATAATATCGTCAACAATACTTTCTTGTGTTAGTAAATATCGTTGATCTAAATTATTACCGTTTATTTGCGTTACAGTAGGGGCGTTTTCTGATCCCCTTGAAAATGTTACTACTATACCACCTTGTTTATCTCGATCAGTACTTTCACCTTTTAATTGAGCAATTAATTTTTTCTTATCATGTTCATTATCTGGTGCACTTGTTGGTATGTTTATCATTGTACCACCCTTGAAACTATTCACAACCTCTGAATATCTGAAATAGTTCATTTCAATAGACGCCATGATTGATTTTATAGCTCCAGAATAAGATGGAATAGGGTAAACGGATTTAGTTAATAAACCTGTTTTTTCGTCAATTATATGCTGTTTACTTCTTGAGCTAACATATAACAAACATTCTTTATCTTCTAGGCTTAAATCTTCAATATTCTTGATCTTTTTGAATCCTGTTTTTTCTTCACTTTGATTTCTTTCTTTCCAATTTTCTGAGTAATAAAAGAAACTAGAATCTTCACCTTTACGAATCAACTCCGTAGACACGTGGTGAGCATCCCAAAACTTTGAAATAGGATTTTTTCTAAACATAATAGCAAATGAGTCTAATAACTCAAAATCTTTTGCTACCATCAAAGTAATCTCATCTAAACTAAACGGAGCGTTACCATTTTTTTTAATTAGCTCCCATTTAGGTAAATCAGTTGTTTGAGCGTCTAATCCACTTGAAGCAATGTATTTAACCTTAGAGTTAACAATTCCACCATGAATAGAACTATTATAATAAAGCCCAATTAAAAACTGTGGATAGTCGTTATTTTCTCCCCAACTTACCCACGTTTGACCAGCTTTTTGCTTTTCAATAGGTAAAGGAATTTTAGCCTCTCTAAATATATAGTTATCACTCATATATGTTCTTTATTGTTGTTGTTTGCGTGAATGTAGGAATCGGAGTTGAATCGGTCTTAACTCTTGCTTTACCTTGTTCACATAAAAAGCCTAGTGTATAATTATTCTCATCTTCAATCTCCATTTGATAAACGAAATAAGTATAATCTCCCAAAGGTAAAGTGATACTAGTACCCTCATATAAATTAAATAAGTTAAAACGTTTTTTGGAAGTGGATAAATCCGTTAGATTGCAGTAATATTCTTTCTTTGATTGTTCATTTACAAACCTAAACAACCATGTTTCAGGGTAGTTATCATTCATTTTCTCATTAAGAGTCAAACAAATGCTGTTATTGTTGTTTTTTTCGACTAGAAAGAACACGTTTTTGTGGTTTATTTTCTACTAAATTAGTAATTTCTACAAAAATATTAGGGCAAAATTTCAATAAAATATCTTTATTTTCTTCATTTGCCACTAAAAAACCTTTAATTCGGTCAACCCAAACGCTTTTTTCTTTAAATTCTTCTTTGTATTCCATGATTTTAAGTATTAAAAAAGGGAGCTACTAACTCCCTTAATTCTATTTAACATAATAATTATTACGATAACAACGTTAAAACGATAGCATCACTTACCTTCGGGGCGTTTTTCTTCTCACGTCCTGTAAAGGTTAAGGTAACTCCGTTAAATTCATCAAACTTCGTTCCTGATGTTCTATTAAACAAGAACTTACAACCATTGTCTATACCTAAAATTTCGTTAGTACCATCGTTTAATTTAGCAATAATACAAACTCGATCCTTAGAAAGGTCTTCTAATTGCTGAATCATTGTAGCTGTGTTACCAGCTAGTTTGATGCTACCAGTGATTTCAAAACCAGTAGAGGCATTCTCACGTGATCCGATAGCATTAACAGTAAAATCAGACATTTCGGCATCTACAGTGATAGGATAAAACAATTTAGCTGCTACGTTAGCCATTGCTGAAACAGTCCCATCCGTACGTGTATACGTATAGTTTGCCGCTCCTGTAGTTTCATCTCTTAATGAACCTATGTAATATGTAGCAACACCACCAGCCGAGTCACAACTTAGGGTGTTAAATCCCGCATTTAATTCGCACATGTTTATAATATTTTAAAAAGGGGCTTTTACACCCCTAAGATTAATAATTAAGCTCTTTTAACTCTTACGAAATATTGAGGGAAAACATATTGTACACCCAATCTAAAAGAAGTATCAACTTTCAATTTCTCGTTATAATTGTCGTATTTGATGTCAAAATTTTCATCTTCACGAGCGTCAACTCCCAAGAACACTAAAGCTGTAGGAATAGCAAAAATTTCGTTTTGACCATCTAATGCAGGAACTGTAATCACTTCAACATTTGTTTGAGGTAAAATAAAACGAATAGAACCACCTTCTGAAGTGTATTGAATACGATCGTAAGCGTTTGCAGCGTTCCACTCTGAAATGATTGCCAAAGCCTCTGTACGTCCTGTATACAGTGCGATTTCCATCTGGTTGTCGAAAATCTCAGCAGGGATTTTAGTGAAAACCTCGTAAGCAGCACTATAAGCGTTTGAAGTTGTAATCGTTGCAAAAGTAGTAGTAGTTTTTAAAACTGCTGTATCTGCTTTTAATGCTTTAACCAAACCATCAAAATGAACTAATTCAGTGTCTAATGATGCTGTATCACCTAACCATACTAATCTCTCAGCTTTTTTCTGTAATTGTTTAGTAAGGTAAGCCATTAATATAGTTTCAAGCGATGCAGGAAGTTGACCCTCTTGATTTTTCATCCCTAAAGCATTTAATACTTGAGTCATTTTTGTGTTTAGAGTCTCATTACAAAACTCAACACCCATATAAAGAGGTTTAGTAGTTAAAACTTTCTCCGTGAAAACAACAGATCCATCTGGAGATGGTGTACATGCAGCCTTAGCTTGTAACGCTACAGATGAAGATAATAATGCGATTTCTCTAGATCCTTTTACACCTTCCTCAAGCATTAATTTCTCTAAGAATCGAGACGTAGATATTAAGTCTGGTGTAATGTTTGGAAGTGTGTTATCTTTCCATGCAGCTAGCCCAGACACATCGTAACCGAACTTTTCTTTTAATGTTCTTTTAATTGACATTTGATTTTTATTTTTTAGTTAATATTTCTCTTACTGTAAGTTCTTTCGACATTTCAACTTTTTTACGTTCGTCTTTAAACTTACTTTCTTTTACTTCTAACAACTCCGCAAACTTCGCTTCAAGTGCTGTAATTCTAGAGTCTGTATCTGTAATAACTTGTTGAATGATTGCATCAAATTCTTGTTTGCTCATCATTTCATTAACAGGCTCATCTGCAGACATAGGTTCCTCTTCTACTGCAACGTCTTCAATAGCTGTTACAATTCCGTTAACGTCAACGTATACGATTTTGATCCCTTCCAATTCAATTTGGTATTGACCTTCTGGTGCAGGTATTTGATTACCCTCCGCATCCAAAAAGAATACTGCTGAACCTTCAACTAAATCACCTTCGTACTGCATAACCACCCCATCAATAGTTGTAATTTCTGCAAACGTCACTTTAATCTCTTCTTCTTTCTTAAAGAAGTCAAAGATTGATTTCATTGGTTTACTCATTATTTGTTTTTAATTTAATTTCTTTTTGGTTGAAATATCCTTCTACAGAATACCCACTAAATTCCCCTTTTTTAATCTTATTCCATACCGTAGGATTATCAATCTTGTATGAAGCTATCCATGTACCATTTTGCAAGTTCATTGCTTTAAATTGACTTGGAATGTGTAAGGGATGAGAAACGATATATGAAGAAATCATGTTAACACCCTCAAGTTTTAAATCTGGGTTATGCTCTTCGTTTACGTTATTATGGAATCCATTTGTGTGGAATTTCGCTCTGATTGCTTTTATTGTTTCACCTTTGAAAAGTACGAATCTATCTGGATTACTTCGATAAATAGGAGTGTTTGCACTCATCATGACACCTGTAACAATTCTTTTTTCTCCATTAAAGAAGTATTGAATTTTTTGCTCTTTGTTGAATGCAAAATAGGGTTTACCATGTGCAGGTCTCAATACAAAGCCGTTAAAATCAACACCTGTATAATTAGACTTATCGATAACCAATTCGTAAAAAGGTAACATATAAAAGAACGTTTTTGTAAATATAAAAAATATTATGTTAAATAGTACTTATTGCATTAACTTTTTTTGTCTTATCTTGCATTTTAGTAATATCTGAATCAACAACCACTACTTTATAGGTAGATTGAGCTTGTATGCCTTGCGTTGTGCCTTGTTGTGCTGTTTGTGTTTGTTCATTTGGTCTTGTTTGTTGTGGCGGTTGTACACTTGGCATTGGTGCATTTAGTATTTGTTTCGCAGTACTTAAAGATTTGGTAACGGTAGCAATTCCGCTAGCAATATAACCACCTAATAAAAATGGTGCAGCAGGACCACCAGCAGAAGCCGCCGCAGTAGCTCCAGCTATAACATTAGAAATAGATTTAGCTGTATTAATTGATAGTTCAGTGATTGCAAAAGCTTTTTGAATTGCACTCCCTTGTTTAGATAAACCAGCCAAAGATCCAAACATATTAGCAGTTTCATCTACTAAGAATTTTTTAGAGTTAGCAAGTTCTTCATCTAACATTTTTTGCCTATCTGCTGAATCCTTAGCAATATCTAAAAGGTTCTTTTCGTGGTTAGCTTTTAATAATTCTAATTCACCAGCTGTTAATTCCTTGTTGGCTTTTTGTTGTTCATAATCTAAATTCTCTAACTCAATTCTTTTTTGTTGTTTTAGGTTAAAATCCTCTTCCGCTCGAATTATCTCAGCTTCTAATTGTGCCTTTTTGCTTGTGTTTTCTTTTTCTTGCTTTGCCTTTTCCTCTTCCTCTTTAGCTTTCTTTTGCTCTTCCTCTAGTTTCTTTTGTTCGTTCTTTTGTTGAATATCCAACTCTAACATTAAAGCGTCGTACTTTTCCTTTAAATTCTTTTTACCTTCATACTGTTTCACTAACTCCTCACGTTCACGGTCATGCTTTAATTTCAAATTCATTATGTCCCGTGTGTTAGCATCGTCAATATTGGCAACTGTTAAGTCTTCTAATTTTCTTTGTAAGTTCAAACGCTCTTGAGCTTCTTTTTCAGTTTCTGCTTTAACCTTAGCATTGTTTTCTTTTCTTTTTGCTGAAGCGTCGGTATTTGCTTTTTGTTGTTCTTCTTTTTGAGTTCTATTGTGATTAGCAGTTAAAAGACTTTCTTGTTTTATTAATTCATACTTTTCACCAATTAAATTATTATTAGCCTCTCTTGTTTTTGTTATTTGTTCATTAATTGATTTTACTAATTCTTTATTTTCATCTTCTAAAGCAGATTTTCTTTGAATTTTTAAATATTCTAGATGAATTTTATTATTATCTAAAGTTTCTTGTCTTAGTTTTTCCCTTTTTTTAAAACCTTCTTTTTGTAGTTTGTATTGACCCTCTTCACTCATCCCAACAGCCTTAGCATACTCTAACTGATATTCTATTGCATCTTCTACATTTTTTCGAGTTCTTTCTTGTTGTTTATTATACCTGTCTACTGAAGCATTGAATTTATTTTGAGCTAACGTTGCAGCATCTGTATTACTTACAAAACCAGCTATTTTTTCTATTAAAAAACCAACTAATACAACTAAAGCACCTATACCCGTTGATACTAACGCTAATCTAAAAACTTTCATAGCACCCGTCGACGTTCCAACCGCTAAAGCATAAGCCTTTTGCAATAATGTCATTGTGCCCGTAGCCTCTGCATTAACCATTTCAGCAGTAGTCAAAGAAGTAAATGCTTTTACAACGGTATTTTTAATACTCATTGCTAACTCTGTAGCATCATTTCTAAGTTCTTTCATTGCACTAATACCTTGTGTTAAGGCAATAGCTCCCTGAACTTTTAACATTTGCTTTTCGATTTCTTCAGACTGTTGACCGAATAAAGCTTGAGCACCTGTTACCGCTGAGAAAGCACCTGCAATTCCCTCTGCTGTACGTTGAAATTTACCTCCAAACTTTTCTGGATCAGCATCGCTGATAGCATCAGCAACGCCCCTCATTTGTTCTTTTATTTGACCAGCTCTTTTTGCAACTGTTTCAAACTCTTTACTAGCAGGGTCTAGGTTTTGGAGTTGTACGGTGAGGTTTTTTAATTCCTTTCTAAGATTAACAAATGAGCCATCTGTTTTCTTTGCATCTTTACCTACTTGTTCAATTGCATCCCCTACCTTGTTAACGTCTTGAACACTATCCCCCGTGTCAACTCCTACTTTAAATATTATTTCTTCTTGTGCCATTATAATGAAGCTATATAATCGTTTATAATTGTTTCTTGGTTAAGAATTTCTGTTGAAACATCAGCATTTAAAACTTCATTACCAATTTTGATAATATTTGAATAACTACTTTCAACATAGGTATAAGAACCCCTTACTTCTTGTATTACTTCTATCATGACAAACAATTTAAAGTTAATTGACTAATATCAAATGAACAAGCATTTGATGAACTTCCAGACGTCCTACAAGCTTGGATAGTTATAGGCGTTGTATCACTTGGTAAATTTGTTGTTATAGATCCTTCAACTATTACATTGTTTTCCAATGAAGCCACTTTATAATACACCGTGTTTGAGTTAAATGGGTTATAGATTTCAAACACAAAAAAATCAGTTGCTACAGCTCCAGAAGTTCTATTTGCTGGAAAGTTTGAACCTAAATCTATTTTTGTAGCTGTCCCACTTCCATCATTGTGGAATATCTGTAAATTAGTATCTGTTGCATCTGATCCAATACCAATAATATTTAACAAGCTTTCAACAGTAACAGTAGAAGATAATCCCAAAGAAGCTGTTGTTGCAGTCATTCCGTAGAATTGGCGTGCACCTGTGTTAAATCCTGTGTCAGATACACCAAAAGCAACACACATTCTAAAGCCTATACTTACTATGTTAAATGCGGATGTTGATCTATAACCACATATACCATTCGCAGCAGGTGTAGATACTCCTATTTTTAACCTTGTTTTTTTTGTTTGTATTGAAGTGTTTGATACAGCCACAGCCGTTGCCGTTCCTTGCAGTGTACCCGTTGCGATATTCTCAGATAATACCGTTGTTGAGTTGTGCTGTGCTCTATATCCACGGGCAATTTCATCACTCTTAACAGTCCAATAATTTTCAGCTACTAATTTAGCATCAATTTGATTTTCTACTGCTTGAGTTGTTGGGTACTTTGTGTTATTAATTACAGAGAAATCAGTCGCTTTATTTGCCAATATTTCAAAGCTTGCTACATCATAAATAATTTCTTCTATACCTGATGAGGTTCTTGTATAAATACTCCCTGTTGTTGTATTCATATAAAACTCACCAACATAAATATCAGTTGCTAACCAACTACCATCTCTATGGTCTGGGCTTGTTGGAATCGTAGGTACTCCAGCCCCTTTTTTAATAATTATCCTTCTAGTTTCATCACTCATTGCTCAATATATTTGAATTTTTAGATATTCCATTTATTCCCCCTAACATTTTATAAACGTCCTCATCTGCATTGTTTACACCTCCGCTTAATATAGGGGCGTTTTTACTTTGTACGTT